CAATAACAGCATTTATAATTGCTGGATCATTAATGGTATTTACTATCAAAAGAGCACTAGATAAATTAGGAGAGGATTAAACCCCCTCTCCTTTTTCGCAAATCTTTTTTTCTCCTTTATAGAAGAAAGGAGGTGCTAATGAGAGGCATATATATTTTAGGAGCCACAGTAGTTTCGGGGCTGATTGTGGGATGGATTGGATGCAATCTGTACTACAATCACAAAGAAAAAAAGTGGATCAAAACAATTAACAAGATGAGCAGCTTCAGAATTAGAAAAGGAAAAGGAAAGAGAGCATAAGCTCTCTTCTTTTTTTATTCGTAAAAAATAGCATTCTCCTTATAGAAGAAAGGAGGTGTGAAATGTTTATTAAAACGAGAAAAGAGGTAAAAGAGCTACTAGATCGTGGGATCTATGTTGAGCTTGTAACCAAAGATTTCGAGGATGAAGATTTCGTCACGGTTAAAGTTGAAGAAGAGGAAGAGGAGAATTAAAACCTCTCCTCTTTTTTATATTCGTAAAAAAAAACATTCTCCTTATAGAAAGAACCAAAGGAGGTGTACTATGAAAACAATTTTAGGAATTGCTGGCACAATAGTGACGACAGCGGTTATTACAGTAGGAGTATATTATACAGCGAGCGGTCTAGTTCAGCTGGTTGAAACTAAAGTAAAACCAAAAGTCAGAAATGTAGCAAATAAAATTAAAAGATAGTTATTGGTTAAGAAAGAAGGGAATTAAAACCTCTCTTCTTTTTTTTTGAAAGGATCAAAATGAAAGTATCAAACAAAGTATATGACATACTGAAGAAATTTAAATTCATACTTCCAGTCATAACAATTATACTAATTGTTATATCGGGTTGTATTGAAAATGGAACGATAGCGTTCGCAGGTGGAATAGGAGTAGCAATTAATTCTGTTCTCTTATATTTTATTAACATCTTGAAAACAAATTATTATCAAGATACTGACAAAGCATATAATCTATCAAAACTTGTTTATGATGAGATGACAATTGTTAAACAATTGTCTGAAGCGGAAGGAGACACAAATGAATAAAGTAATAAAATTCGCTAAACAATTTATTGGAAAAAACGGAAGCAAATTTAATTCCTGGTATTGGGGAAAAGATACCGGAACCGCTTGGTGTGCGGTGTTTGCTTCTTATATCTATTATATGACAGGAGATAAACTAACAGGAAAGCACGCTACCAAAAAGGGCTATGCTTACGTTCCATATATTCCAATGGATATGTCAAAATCCTCCAAACCAAAAGTAGGTGATCTAGTTATATTTGATTGGAATCTGTCGGGAGTAGGAGACCATGTTGGAGTTATAAGTAGTATTAGTGGAAACAACATAACAACAATAGAAGGAAACAAAAACAATAGTGTTGGCTATAGAACATTTCCAAAAAATTGGAGTTATGTGTTAAACATATTAACACCAAAAACAACACCAGTAGCTGCAAAAGCAACCACTGATTCTAAGAAAACCACAACCACAACTGCAACTACTAAACCGGCTGCAACAACTCCTACAACAGACACAACATACATCACAAAAAAAGTTGTTCCTTTAATTGGTTTAAATGAACGAAAAGGACCAGGAACAAATTTTGATATTGTTAGATCTTATGCTAAAGGGACAAAGATAAAAGTTTTAGCTATTAAGAAATCAAAGCAACCCGTTTTATTTAATAAAGCTTGGTACAAAACAAACAAAGGCGGGTATGTTCATGGTAGTTATCTTAAGTAGGAGGGTCATATGAGTCAAATTTTAGATTGGATATTTAATAACCGTGAAATTTGGGGAACGTTTGCAGTAGTGATGATTATAATACTTGTTATTATTGCATACATTGGAATAAAATACAAAGGACCTCAAAAGTGGATTGATTCAAAAATAAGAAACTCTAAAGCTATGGACGAACGATGCTTAGTTATTACTAATGTGTTTCAAGAGCATATTAAACATCAGGAAGAATCTATATATCAATTGGAACTGGCAGTGGCTAGGAATAATATATTATCCCTTATTCATTTTACTCCGAGCAAAGTTGAAATGATAATGGCAGCTTATGATTCATATAAAGAAAAAGGTGGAAATAGTTATATTGATATGGTGTATGCAGATTGGAGTAAACGGCATGCCAAAAAAATAATCCATAGGAGGATACAATCGAATTAATTTTAATGGAGAGAAATCATGGGAAATAAAAAGTCAACGACACAGAAAGATAAAAAGCCTAGACTTTCAAAAGCGAAGACAAAGGAAGGATTAGAGTCACAGTTAGAAGCTCTGGCTTTAGATGCGGCTTTTGAGTCCTTTAAAGAAGGAAAGGCTTCATCCCAATTAATAACATTTCTTCTTAAAAGATCTGAAGAGAAAAAGAAACTGGAAATGGAAAGTAAGCTAACAGATGCTAAAGTAAATAAATTAGAGTCAGAGAAAAAGATGGAGGAACTTTATGAAAAAGCCATTGAAGCGTTTTCTAAGTACAATAACGATTAGTATATTATTGTGCTTAACATTAAGTCAAACAGGATATGCCAAAACAGCAACAAACAAATGGCATACTGTTTATACAAAAACGGAAGCTGTAAATATTAGAAACGAGAGACCTGTTGATTTATCGGTTGGATATTTTGAGGACAAGTCAAAAAATTTATTCACTTGTAGTAGCAGATTTCAAAGTAAGTATGAATTAGATTATGGCGATCCAATTATTTTTAACAACCGAACATATTGGTTACATACTAATTGCTCAGAGAAAGAGTATTTTGCTGATGGGTTTGAAAATATTGGAGTGTCAAATTTAAAGGAGGGAAAAAAATGGAACCAGACTTTATGGATACCAAAAAAAGTGTATCCGATGTTTTAGACGTTGAACTTTCATTTAATGGCAAATTAAAATATTTTATAGATAAAGCTAAAGGTGCTCCTCCTTTTTATAATAAATATCAGCACAGATTTTTTAATGCTAAGAAATGGAAGAAGATAAGAGAAGAAGTAATTGTTAGAGATAAGGGCTGTGATCTTGGGGATACATCGAGACCACTAACAAAACCATTAATTCATCATATTATTCCTTTAAATGACTTTAATGCTGAGGAGTTAATGTATGACAAGGATTATCTTATAACTTGTAGTTACGATACACATATGATAATACATGGCAAGCGCCCAATAAGGGAAAAAATAGTGAGAAGGGAAGGAGATGAATTATGCCAGATTTTGTAATTTTAGATAAAGTGTTTGAACTCATTGGAATGAACAGCGATGAATACAAACCAGATGTTTTAGCATCCATAAACGCGATGTACAGCAAAGTAAATGTAGAGTGCGACAACAGGTTTCCTGTTCGTTCAATAGATGAAACTACAAAACTAGATGAGATAACTCAGGATATCACAATGGGAGCAATTATTATGAGCTTGCTAACACTTCAATGTAAAGTTGAGTATGAAGATTCCGCTCCAGCTGCAAAACAGATTTATTTAGATACGATTAAAGAAAATTTATTTTTTATAAAATCATGGGAAGAGAATAATGTACTTACAGAAGATGATCAATGATGTTAAATCTGGAAAGGCTATCGTTAATGAGCATATAAAGAAGGAACTTGATAGAATAGAAGGGCTGTTTAACAATCCAACTATATTTTTTGATGAAGATGCGTGTAATGGTTTTTTTGAGTTTTGTGAGAACGAGATGGTTTTGTCAAACGGAGGAGATCTTGTTCTATTAGATAGTTTTAAGCTTTGGGCCGAAGCACTTTTAGGCTTCTTTACGTTTGAACGTAAAAGTGTGTATAATCCAGACAAAAGAATTTATGAAGTAAGAGATGTAAAAAAGAGACTGGTAAACAAGCAGTTTTTGATAGTTGCTCGAGGCGCAGCTAAATCAATGTATGCTAGTTTGATTCAAGCATATTTTTTATTAGTAGATAAAGAATCCACTAAGTCAATTGTTGTCGCTCCAACAATAAGGCAAGCTGATGAGATATTAGATACCATCAGATTAGCTTTAACAAAAGCTAGAGGACCATATTTACAATTCTTAGTTGAAGGGAAACCAAACGCTGCAAATGGAAACTTTGTTCTCCAAAAGAAAGCAGCTTCAACAAAAAAAGGGATTGAAAATTTTTTAAACGGATCCATAGTAGAAGCAAGACCAATGAAGATAGACAAGCTTCAAGGGTTAAGACCAAAGGTCGCAACGATTGATGAATGGCTCTCCTGTGATGTTAGAGAAGATGTTATAGGAGCGATAGAGCAAGGAAGCTCGAAGCTGGATGACTATATCATTTTAGGAACTTCGTCCGAAGGAACCGTCCGAAATGGAGCAGGAGACTCTATTAAAATGGAGCTTCTTGATATTTTGAACGGCAATGTCATAGACCCAACTACATCAATATGGTATTATCGATTAGATGATTTACAAGAGATTTACAATCCATCGGCTTGGATTAAAGCAAATCCTAATTTAGGAATTACAGTACCATATGAGATAATAGAGAGGGATGTGGCGAAGATCAAAAATTCTCCAACAAATCGAAATGATATTTTAGCGAAGAGGTTTGGAATTCCTATGGAAGGATATACCTACTTCTTTTCATATCAAGAAACCTTACCTACCGGTAAGCATTTGAATTTCGATGGGATGGAGTGCTCTTTAGGAATCGATCTATCACAAGGTGATGACTTTTGTTCATTTACTTTGTTATTTCCTTTAAGAGATGGTGGCTTTGGTATCAAAACACTTAATTTCGTAACCCAACATTACATGCGTAATTCTTCAACGGATATTGTTGTTAAGTACGATGAGTTTGTGAAAGAGGGAACTCTTATGGTTATGGAAGGAACTGTTTTAGATATGGTAGAAGTTTATGAAGAAGTTGAGATTTTTTTGCAAAGATATGAAGTTGTATCGGTCGGATATGATCCATATAATGCAGACTATTTTATTGAAAGGTATAAGAAAGAAAATTCTCCATATGGGGTCCATGTCGTTAGACAAGGAGCTAGAACTGAATCGGTTCCTCTTGGAGAACTTAAGAATTTAGCTAGTGATGGAAAACTTATATTTGATTCATCGCTTTTTTCTTTTTGTATGGGTAATGCCATATCATTAGAAGATAATAATGGAAATAGAAAATTAGCAAAGATAAGGCATTCATCTAAAATAGATGCCGTAGCAGCAATGCTTGACGCCTTTGTTGCTTACAAAAGAGAGCGTATGTCATTTTAGAAAGGAGAATTATGATTGGATACGAATTGTTAGAAAAAATGGAAGCTTCAGATAATTACTTAAAGCATCATGGAGTCAAAGGAATGAAATGGGGTGTTAGGAATTCTATTGCAACGCTTGCTGCTGCAAGTTTTAGACCCATAAAAACACAAAAAGTTTTAAATAAACAAGCCAATGATGATTTAGCTAGACGCAGGGCTAAAAGGATAAACACACTTAAGTCAGAAATTAAAAGCCTGGATAAAGCACTAAAGAATAAAAAGAATAGTCCAAAAGTGCAAGCAGCTTTAAAAGGTGGCAGAGAGGGTTTACAAAAATCAGTTGAAAAGCTAGCAAACAAAAAGAGAATACCATTCCTTACAACTTATGGCGCCAGGGTATCTTACAACCTTAGGCACCCAACGGGGATTAAGCAAGCAAAAGCTATTATTGCTGGTGGAAAAGAAAGAAAAGCTGCTAGAATTAAAAAAAAGCAAGCAAAGCATGATTCATTTTCTTGTGACCCTGACTCCATTTCGCATCATGGGGTTAAAGGAATGAAGTGGGGTGTTAGAAAATCTAAGGAAGAGCAATATGAAGCAACCAAGAAGGTTGCAGCAAAATACGGTCAGCTTATGAAAGTGCTTAATAAAGATCAACAAAAACAATATAAAAAAGAAGGCGAAGCAATAGTAAAAAAGCATAATGAAAAAGTTGCAGCAGCTACAAATAAAGCAATACAAGAGCATAGAGCAAAATATGGAATTGTTACAAATTCAGAAGCTTTAGCAATATTTGGTAAAAAATCAAGGGATAATTATAAGGCAGCGGTAAAGGAGATTGAAGCTCATAATAAGAAATGGGGCCAACATGAAAAACCACTAACTACCAACCAAAGAGCAGCATATATAAACGAGCTTAGATCCGCTATTGGATTAAAGAAGAATGCATCAGAAAAAAAAGTAGATAGGCATTTGCGCAAATTAAATAGATCTAAGTTCGCAAAGAAAGATCCAGGAAACGCTTTAAAACAAGATGCTTATTTTTATTATGACAATTACTTGAAACATTTTGGAGTCAAAGGAATGAAGTGGGGCATAAGAAAAGCGATATCTGACAAAATAGTGGAGTATGCTAGAACCGATAAAGATAGCAAAAAGCAAACGACATATAAAAGAACTAAATCAATGTCCAATAATGAACTAAGGGAACGTATTACTAGAATGGAGTTAGTTGACAGATACAAAAATCTTAGTCGAAAAACCAATCCAGTTTATAACATGGCTTCAACAATGGGAAGAACAGCTCTCGAAACAGCTACAAAGACAGCTGTATCTGAACTTACTAAAAAGATTGGAGGAAAATAATAATGGCAAGCAATATATTTAATCCTAAGAATTGGTCTATCTTTAATAAAAAAGATAAACCGAGAGAACCTAGTTTTTATTTCAATTATCCATATTCATATAAAAACAGGTACCTTATGGACGCTAGTAAATTACTATTACCTATAGTTAACAAAATAGCAATAGATGTATCTAAGGAGAAGATTGTTCACGGGTTAAAAAATGAAGAAGGAAGTTTTATAGGAACGAAAGACTCAAGTTTAAATAAACTTTTGAGTTATCAGCCAAATCCGGATCAATCACCTTCTGAGTTTTTTATTGAACTTGTAACTAGGTTACTGCTGGATGGATCTGTTGCTGTTGTACCAACAGAAGGAAAAAACAAAGATATAGAAAGTATGGTCAATGCTAGAGTAATTAGTTATGGACCAATATTAAGAGTAAAAATTTGGAATTACAATGTTTATGATTATGAGGAGATTGACGTTGAGCGAGACAAAGTAGCCGTTTTAACCAGTCCATTTTTTCATATAATTAACTCAGCTAATTCAACTGTAATGCGATTAAAAGACAAGATGACTAAACTAGATTATTTGGACAATGAACGAGTTTCGCCAAATCTTGATCTTCTAATTAAATTACCGTATACTATTAAGACAGAGCTTAAACAGAAGCAAGCGGAGATTAGAAAGAATTCCTTGGAAGAGCAATTGAAGAACTCAGCATTTGGAATCGGGTACGTTGATGGAGCAGAAGAAGTAATACAACTAAATAGGAGGCTTGAAAGTCAGTTTCCGGAACAGATTGAAAATCTGAAGAAAGAACTATACTATCAGATTGGAATCAGTGAAGGTATCATGACTGGATCGGCTTCTGAGCTAGAATTGCAAGAGTATAGTAATAGGGTTTTAGCTCCTATACTAGACTTAATAGCTCAGGAGTTTAGCAGAAAGTTTATAGATAGTAGCAAGTATTTGAAGGAAGGTGTAATGCATTACACTGACCAATTTAAACTGTTGAATTCAACTAACCTGGCGAAGGTGGTAGATGTGTTCTCACGAAACGAGATCTTATCACCTAATGAGATACGAGGCTTGGTAGGTTTCTTCCCACTAGATGACCCTAAAGCGGAAGTGCCAAACAACTCAAACATGCCAAATGAAGAAAATCAAAATGGGGGTCAATTAGATCTAGACGAAGTAGAAGGAGAAGATTATGGAAAAATCGTTTGAGGGCTATGCAACTAAGTACGATGTGCTTTGTGCCGATGGCCGAAAAATTCTGAAGCATGCGTTCAAGCACCAAGATGGAATGACGGTGCCATTAGTTTGGCAACATGACCACAAGTCGCTTGATAATGTTTTAGGCAAAGTCGTGCTTAAGCACGCAGATGATGGTGTTTACTGTGAAGGCTATTTGAACGCGGAAAACGGGAAAAAAGCAAAAAGATTGATCGATGAGGGCAACCTCGATTCGTTATCGATATTTGCTAATAACCTGGATGAAACAGACAAAAGGGTCAGACACGGAGACATAAGAGAAGTTAGTTTAGTTTTATCTGGAGCAAACCCTGAAGCAAAAATCGAGAATGTTATATTGCATTCCGCTGATGGGTATGATGAGTATCTTGAGGATCAGGGTATTATTTATTCTAGTGAAAACATTAAGTTATTAAAAGGAGATGAGACGGTCATGAAAAAGGATCAAATCAAACACGCAAAGGAAGATGAAGAAGTGGTTGAAGAAGCCACCACAACAACAGAAGAAACAGGCGTTGAGCCAATGGAACCTAAAGAGTTTATTGCGAGCTTAGACGACCAACAGTTAGCGACGCTCTACATGTTGCTAGAAGCAGCAAATGAAGGCGAAGAAGAAGAAGGAGGAGA